GCGCGACGGGAAAGACGCGTACACGCTCGCGGCGGGGGCGCGCGCCTAACATGCCCCTCGACCTCGCCGCCGTGAAGCGGCATTTGCAATTGCCGACGACGGACACGGATCCCGACGGCGATCAGGATCTTACCGACAAGCTCGCGGCGGCGTCGGCGATCATTCTCGATTACCTCAAGGCCGATACGTTGCCCGTCTCGCCGATCGTCGATCAAGCGATTTTGATCCAAGTCGGCGAGTTGTGGCGGTTTCGCGGCGACGACGTCGAGGGCGAGAGTTCGCCGACGACGCCGGGCGATCTTCACCCGACGATTACTAACTTGCTTCGCCGGTTGCGGGATCCGGCCTTGTCCGTCGGGACGCCGCCGCCATGAGGTCACGGCCGAACCTTCTCGCGCGCCGCGAACCCGCCGGGCGGCGGATCCATGTGATCGGGTTACAGGCCCCCGGGTTGCCGATCCCCGACGGCGACGGCGGCGTAATCGAATCATGGACGGATCTCGACCCGCCGACGGTCAAGGCGTCGATCGATATCGCGACGGCGCGCGACCTCGAACACTTACCGGCGGGCACCGTGATCGCGCAAGCGGCGCATGTGATCCGAATGCCGTATCACCCGGGCGTGACGACGACGACGCGGATCCTCTTTCGCGGCCGCGCGTTCTCGCTTACGAGCGTCGTCAATCCCGAGGAACGCAACATTCAACTCGAATGCATCGGCGTCGAGGTTGTCTAAGATGCCCGCGCAATTAACGATCGACGGCCTCACCGAACTCGGCGATCAACTCGCGCGGTTGCCCGCCGAGTTGCAGGCCGAGGCGCGCGCGATCACGTTGCGACGGGCCACGCAAGCCATGACGCGGATGCGCGCGCGCTATCCCGAACGCACGGGCGACGACAAAAAGAGTTTGCGAAACCGCCTGAAGATCAAAACCGAGGAATCGCAATTCTCGGCGTCGGCGATCGTCGTCAACACGTCGCCGCTCGCGGCGATTTTCGAGTTCGGGACGCAAGCGCGGCATAAGGCCCTCGGCGCGAGTACGGGGGCCATGCCCGCCGGTCATGTATTTATCCCGATCGCCGTCGAGGAACGCCGCGCCATGTACAACGACGATTTTCGCGCGTTGCTCGAAAAAGCGGGGTTGACGGTCGAGGGGTCGGCCGATGGCTGATAGTTCGGATATCGACGCCGCGTTGATCGCCAAGTTACAGAACGACGCGACGCTTAAAGCGGCGATGCCCGACGGCGTGTTTTTTGGCCTCGCGGGGTTGTCGATCGCGACCGGCAAAAACTCGACGCGGTTCGTACTCGTGTCGATCGCCGAGAACGTCGATCGCGCGGTATTCGGCGGGCGCGCGATCGAGAGCGTGTTGTACCTCGTCAAAGCGGTTTCGCTCTCAGGCGATTCGAAAGGGGCGGCCGCACGGATCGATCAACTCGTCGAGGATCAACCGTTGACCGTCGCCGGGTATACGTGGATGTCGAGCGCGCGCGAGCAACGCGTACGCGAAATGGAACGCGACGACGTCGACGCCTCGATCGTGTGGACGCATCGCGGCGGGTTGTATCGGATCGAAATGAGTTTGTGAAGGGGGGATCGTCGTGATCAAAACAGGTCGGTACGGGAAAGTGTTGTACGACCCGGCGGGCGTCGCGCCGCCGACGGCGCAAATCGTCGCGCTCAACGGGTGGAAGCTTTCGCAAAAAATGGGCAAGACCAAAGTGACTTGTTTCGGCGATACGAACGAGGTCTATGTGCCCGGGTTGCCCGACGTGTCGGGCAGTGTCAAAGGGTTTTGGGATTCGACGGAGCGGGCATTGTTCGACGCCGCGACCGCCGAGACGCCGGGCATGTTGCAACTCGTACCGAACACAACCGAACCAACGTTCTTTTGGTCGGGCCTCGCGTACCTCTCGGCGGATATCGATACGACGGTCGACGGCGCGCCCGCCGTCGCGGGTGACTTCATGGCGGGCGGCCCGTGGACGATGGCCCCGGCCGGGCCGTAAATGTTCCTCTCGCCGCACGGGTGGGGCGGCCTCACCTTGCGCGGGACCGGCGGATCGATCCTCTGGGGATCCAACGCCGTACCCGCCGCCGCGCTCGCGCGTTGGTCGATCGTGCGCGTGAAAGAACCCGACGGTACCAACGGGTGGACGCTCGCGGCCGTCGTCGCCGAGGGCGGCGGCGTCGACGCGTTTAAGCTTCGGCAAACGCCGCTCTACTTCACGGCGAAACGCCTCAAAGGGTTTTGGATGTTTCGAGTACGCGGCGCGGTACAGGTCGGCACGCGCGAGATCCGCGCGCGCCTCGCGCCGCCGGAACAATGAAAGGGTTCGTATGCGCTCGCGGGTTGTCATCCCCGAAACGCGAAAGATCGAGATCTCCGACGGCGATTGGTTGATCGTGCGGAAACGGTTGACGCACGGCGAAACACAGGCCGCGTACAAACGCCGGTACCTCTCGGGCGTCGACGGGCAGGTACGGATCGATCCGATCCAAATCGGGCACGCGCAAATCCTCGCGTACCTCGTCGATTGGTCGCTCACGTCGCCCGACGGCGAGAAGATCGACATTCGCGGCGAATCGGCCGACTACGTCGAGGCCGCGATCAACTCGTTCGATGATGAGAGCGTCGGCGAGATCCTCGCCGCGATCCGGCAACACGAAAGCGAGATGATCGCCGCCCGCGAGGAAGAAAAAAAAACGATCCCGAGTGGCGCGATCGCATCGTCTCCGATCTCCGAATCGCCCGCGCGTGTGGCTGGCGGTACGAGTGGGTCTGTCAATTAGACGCCGAGGTTTACCGTGTACTCGTCGAGGAACTCAACGCCGAGGCCGCCGAACGGGGGTAATGCGCCGTGGCGATGACGGGCCGGTTCGACGCGAATTTTACCTCGTTCTATGACGCGGTACAACGCGCCGTCGTCGAGTTGAAAGGGTTCGACGCGGCAACCGGACAAGTGAACTCGTCGGTCAACCGGATGATCGATAACTTCTCGGGCCGCAAGATCATGACCGAGGCCGCGATCATGACCGAGGCCGTCGAGCGGATCGGCGGCGCGGCGTACCTCACGGCCGACGAATTACAACAGGTCGGCGCGGTCGCGAGTGAGGCCGCCGCGAAGTTTCGCGCGTGGGGGCAAGACGTACCCGCCAACATTCAAAAGTACGCGGATGCGGCCGAGGCCGCGAGCAAAAGTACAACCGATTGGGGCGCGGCGACGGCGTCGTTTACGGGGATCCTCGGCGCGTTCGGCGTGCAACTCTCGATCGGGGCCGTCGTGAATTTCACGAAAGAGATCATGAGCGCGGCCGAGGAACTCGACAAGCTACACGCGAAAACCGGGATCAACGTTGAAACACTGCAACGGTTTCAGGCGGCGGGCGACGTCGCGGGCAACTCGCTCGAACAGATCACGGGCGCGGCGATCAAGCTGACCGAGAACCTCGCGGGCGGCAAGGCGTCGACGTACGAGGCCCTCGATCGTCTCGGGATCAAGGCCGAAGAATTTCAGGCGTTGCCGCTCGAACAGAAAATGTTAGAGATCTCGAAAGCGTTGCAGACGATCCCCGATCCCCTCGATCAAGTCAAAATCGCCTTCGATCTCATGGGGCAAAAGGGCGTCGAGGTTTTGCCGACGCTCAAGTCGGATATCGAAAAGGTCGGCGAGGCCGCCCGGGTCATGTCCGAACAGACGACAACGTTTTTCGCGAATTTCTCGAATACGGTCAAGCAACACTCGACGAACGCGCGCAACGCGATCGCCGAGTTTATCGAGTACGCGTACGGCGGGTGGACGCGGAACGAGCGCGCCGCGAAAGCGTTGGACGATCAATTGAAGTCGATCGGTGAGCGAACCATGCCGGGCCTCTCGGCCTCGTTCGCGAATTTGATCCCCGACGCCGTGCCGAACGAGATCGACGAACTCAATAACAAGATCGACGCGACGGCGGCCGCGTCGCGGCAAGCGAAGGTCGACGACGAAGCGTGGATGAAAACCATGGCGACGCTGCACGAGCAAACGTTTAAGCTCGCCATGGATCACGAGAAGCAATGGCGCGAGGAAACACAAAAGGATCTCGCCGCGCATAACAAGGCCGTCGTCGACGGCCTCACGCAAACGAAAGACGCCCAACAGAAGTATTACGATTTCCTCGATAAGTCGACGATGGATTCGACCGATTACCAAATCAAAAAGATTTGGGAAAAGGTCAACGCCGACGAACTCGCGTTCAAGGGATCGGAGCAACAACGCGCCGCGTACAACAAAGTCGTCGAGGAACTCGCCGACGCCGAAACCGCGCATATCATCGCGAAGGCGAACGAGGCCGAGGCCGGGAAACAGGCGGCGTTACAAAAGGGCCTCGACGCCGAGGTCGCGGCGATCAACAAAAGCGAGGGCACGTACCTCGAACATCTCGACAAGATCGTCGCCGCGACCGCGAAGGCGTACGGCGATATCTCGGCGATCGTCGGGCATCGGCCCGGCGAACCGGGATCCGAATTGCACGCGGGGGCCGATATCCCGAACGGCGCGTATCCGGCATGGTGGAGCGGGCCGACAGGGGCCATGGGCGGCGGCGGATCCGTCGAGCAACAACTCAAATTGTTCCTCGACACGGTCGCCAAGTACCCGGGGATCGTCGTGAACCCCTCGGGCCTGTTCACGCAAAATATGTCACTGCCGCATTTTCAGGGCGGCGGGTCGGGCGATTTCGGATCGGGTACGCCCGCGATGCTACACGGGCGCGAGGCGATCGTACCGCTCGATAACACGGGTACCGATCTCCGGTTCGGCGGCGAAGCGGGGATCGTCGGCGGGTCCACGATCAACCTCACGATCAATATCACACAACCCCTCGGGACGCCCGAGGCGATCGCGCGC